GGATCTGTTATGGCTAAATGCAAATTAGGAAGAAATAAAAAAACTAAAATTTACTAATGGCCGAAATCGATAAAGCAATTGTTGAGGAGACTGAGACTCCTGACACAGAAGAGATTGATATAGAGTTAGAAGATTCTACAACAGAAAAAGATCCTTCTGAGTTAGAGATGTTTGAAGCAGTCGAAGACTTCTATAAGAACATCGCAGAAGAAATGGATGAAGATGTTCTACAAAGAATGTCTAAACAATTGCTAGACGATTATAAAAAAGATAGAGTCTCAAGAAAAGATTGGGAAACTTCTTATACCAATAATTTAGATTTATTAGGAATCCGTCATGTTGAGATGACAAGACCGTTTAAAGGTTCGGCATCCGTGACTCATCCACTTTTATCCGAAGCCGTAACGCAATTTCAAGCACAAGCCTACAAAGAATTACTCCCGTCTCAAGGACCAGTAAGAACTAGAGTTCTTGGGATGGAAGATGAGCAGAAAGTAAATCAAGCACAACGAGTTCAAGATTTTATGAACTACATGATCACTGAGGAGATGGAAGAATACACTCCAGAGTTTGATCAGTTATTATTTTATTTAGCACTAGCAGGATCTGCATTTAAAAAAGTTTATTATGATGAAGTGATGCAACGAGCAGTATCTAAATTTATTCCTGCAGAAGATTTAGTTGTTCCTTATTATGCAACTGACTTAATGGATTGTGAAAGAATTACTCATGTAATCAAAATGGGGGAGAATGAAATCTTAAAAAAACAAGCTTCTGGTTTTTATAGAGACGTAGAATTAAAACCAGCATCTACGGGTCCTACAGAGATTGAGAAAAAATACCAAGAATTAGAAGGAGTCACTCCTTCATCAGACAAACAATATTCATTTTCTATTTTAGAAATGCATGTCGATTTAAATTTAGAAGAATTTGAAATGCAAGATCCAGAAAAAGCTGTGAAGATTCCATACATCGTAACCATTGATGAAGGCTCTGGAGAAGTTTTATCTATTTATCGTAACTATGATCCTGATGATGAGGCTAAAAAACGAAAAGAATACTTTGTTCACTTCAAATTTTTACCAGGATTAGGGTTTTATGGATTTGGTTTAACCCACATGATTGGTGGATTAAGCAGAACTGCTACACAATCTTTAAGACAATTACTAGATGCAGGTACATTATCGAATTTACCAGCAGGATTTAAGTCGAGAGGCTTGAGAATTAGAGATGATGACCAACCTTTTCAGCCAGGAGAGTTCAGAGATGTTGATGCACCTGGGGGAAATATCAAAGATCAGTTCCAAATTTTACCATTTAAAGAACCATCGGCTACATTATACCAATTAATGGGCTTTGTTGTGGACGCTGGACAGAAATTTGCAGCTATTACTAACATGGATACTGGTAATGACCTACAAAATAGAGCTGTTGGTACCACTGTTTCTCTCTTGGAACGTGGTTCGAGAGTCATGAGTGCTATTCACAAGCGATGTTACTACTCAATGCGTAGAGAATTTAGGTTACTTGCAAAAGTTTTCGGTACTTATCTACCACCAATCTACCCATATACCGTATATGGAGCAGATCAAGCAGTTAAACAGACAGATTTCGATGATCGAGTCGATGTAATTCCAGTTGCCGACCCGAATATCATGAGTATGGCGCAAAGAGTAACATTAGCTAACGAGAATTTAAAGATTGCAATGTCAAATCCTATGATGCACAATCTTCGAGAGGCATATCGGAGAGTATATGAAGCATTAGGGACTCAAGATATCGATCAATTACTAATACCACAAGAAAAACCAATGCCAAAAGATCCTGCAACGGAGAATATGGAAGTATTAATGCAAAAACCACTAAGAGCATTCCCAGAGCAAGACCATGATGCTCATATCAATGCACATAGAGCGTTTATGTCGACAAGAATGGTACAGATTAACCCACAAGTGTACACAGCTCTGCAAGCACATATCTCAGAACACGTTTCAATGAAGGCTCAAGGAGAAGTTGGGGCTCAAATACAAAATGATCCTATGATGCAACAGATGTTACAAGTGGATCCGCAAGGTGCACAAGTTCAGATCGCAGCAATGGTTGCACAGAGAGTATCTCAGTTAACTATTGAACTGGCACAAAGTGAGGCTATGGGTCAACAACAAGATCCATTAGTTGCATTAAAGCAAAGAGAACTAGATTTAAGAGCTTTAGACTTACAACGTAAGTCTGAAGAGGGTATGATGAATATGGAGATCAGAGAAAATCAAATTGAAGAACAATTAGATATTGAAAAGATGAAAGTAGAAAATAATGAAGACCAAGCTCGTGAGAGAATTAGAGTTGCTAGAGAAAAATTAGAAATACAAAAAGCTAAAATGAATGGAGCGAAAAAATAATGCCAAACGATTACACTATGAAGTTAATTCAGATGGATCCTCTATCAGAAAAACTTGATAAAGCTGGTCATAGTGGTGGAGCTAGTAAAAAATATACTGGTCAAAAAAGTTATAAAAATCTAATGAACCTTAAAAAAGGTGTTGAAGTAATTAGAGGCACAACAAAAATAAAAGATTTATCATCATCTCCAGGAAATAGAGTTAATAATAAATTTCAAGGAAGATTCTTTTTCGAAAGAGGAAAAACACCTAAAGTTACAAAAAGAAGAGAACTAGCTGCAAAATCTTATGCTAAAACAAGAAATGATCCTTCAGCTAAATTTGGTCTTAGCACTGTGCCAAAAAACGAAAGATTAATTTTAAAAACAACACTTACTCCAAGAGAAACTGCAGTGGGTAGAAGAATGTTTTCTATGCTTGCAGCACCTAAAAACCCATATGGACCAAAATCTCAAAGACAAGGTAGATATGGTAGAATCATCGTACCTAAATCAGCTTTAAAAAGATTGAAAGTTGATAGAAAATTAACTAGAGAAGTTAGAAAAGAAAAAAAGGGAGGGTTAGCTAAATGAAAAAAATAAAATTTAAAAATTATAAAAAATTTATAACAAAATACAAACCTTATAAAAAGTTTGGAGAAAAATAATGCCACTTACTCCTAGAGGAAAAAAAATAATGAAGTCCATGAAAGAAAGATATGGCAAGAAAAAAGGTGAGCAAGTTTTTTATGCAACTAAAAATAAAGGCAAGCTTCAAGGTGTAGAGAAAGCTTATTTAGGTAAAGCAATTAAACAACCTAGTGAGACTAAAAAAGAATTTAAAATGAGACATGCCTACCATACGCCATTTATGAAAAAGCCAAAAGGATTTTTTAAAGGAGCACAAGCAGATACTAAGAGAGGACAAGCAATGTCACCTGGTACTTCTGTTTCTGGTGGAGCGAGAGGACAAGGAAGAGATCCTTCAAAACAATTTGAAGATAAAGCGTCTATGTCTCAAATATCAAGAGATGCACTAGCAGCTCAAAGACAGACTGCTAACCAAACTTTAAGTTCTCAAGGACAACAAGTCTCACAAAAGAAAGTTTCAACACCAAACGTAGTAGGTAAAACAATCGCTAGCAGTTTTGTAAAACCTAATTTTTTAAGTGGACTTACTAATGCATTTAATACTGGAGTTGGTTTACCAATAAGTGTACTAGGAGTTGCTACAACTGGTTTAAAAGAAATAGAAAATCAAAGAAGAGCAAAAAGAGCTAAAGGAGAATATTTTACATCCTCTAAAAAAATTATGCCTGCTAACAGAGATTTCTATCGTCAGTACGGAAGAAAATTAGATACAAAAATTGGATCTTTGGATGAAGATTATTTAAAGGAAGCAGGTATTTCAGGTTTTGGTATACCACCAAATCCAAAAGAAGGAGGAGGAGTACAAAAAACATTGTGTGCTGATGGAACCTTACCTCCATGTAAAACACCTATAACAACACCAGGAACAACTAAAGATCCTTTTTTAAGCGACTTTAAAACATATAACAAGGGTGGTGATGTTGTAATATCATCTAACGTAGATAGAAGTTTATTATCAGGTGGTATAAAATATGGTCCACCTCCAAAAAGAGGACCTAATCCAAACGTGCCTCCAATTAAAATGAAAAAGGGAGGCTACAAGAAATAATGTTTCCTTGGAGTTTAATTGGTACTGCACTAAAGACTGGTGCGGAGATTTATAAAAATAAAAAAAAGTCTGAAATCATAATGTCTGAAGCACAAATCGTCCATGCTGAAAAGATGAAGCGTGGAGAGATCGAGTACAGTGGACAGATTGCAAAAAATCAAAAAGGCGACTGGAAGGACGAATTTGTACTTTTAGTTCTCACATCTCCACTGGCTATTTTATTTTATTCCGTATTTGCTGAAGATGAAGAGATACAAGCAAAGTTAGATTTATATTTTCAAAAATTACAAGAGATGCCTTGGTGGATAGTTTCATTGTGGGTCAGTGTCGTTGCAGCAATCTATGGAATTAAAGCTACTGATTTAATTAAAACAAATGGTAAAAAATAATGTTTAAATGGATTAAAAATCTATTTACTAAAAATCCTAAAAAAGATCCTCATTTAGAATTATACGAAGACTTAGATTACTCTAAATTATCAAAAGGTGATTTAAAGAAATTAAAAGATAAAGGTATAATTAAATCTATTTACAAACCTTATATTTAATATATAAGCCTTGTATGATCCAAGGCGATAGTGTTGAATATGAAATCATAAAAGAAGCTTGTCAGTCATTAACTAATGATAAATTACTTACTTGTGAGATTGGAGTAAGACAAGGACAAGGCTCTAAAATAATATTAGATGAATTAGTTTTTAAAGACCATTGGCATATTGGAATTGATCCATATGGTAATTTAAATTACGAACATTACGATAATTCTGGGGCTTACACTTGTGATTATACCAATGACATGAAGCTTCAATTAATTAAAGATTTAGATTATAAAAATTTTACATTATTTCCTATGGGAGATGATGAATTTATGAAAAGATTTCATGATGGTGTTCCTATTTATAGAAATGAAAAAGAAATTATAAACAAATATGATTTAGTTCATTTTGATGGTCCTCATAAAACATATGATGTAATCAAAGAAGCAATGTTCTTTGCAGAAAGATCTCATGCAGGCACTGTTTTTATTTTTGATGATTATCCTAAATATGATATGGATTTAATATTAAAAATAATTGTAAATGAATTTGGTTTTATGTTATTAAAACAAGGTAAAAATAAAATAGCTCTTAAAAGAAATTAATGCTTGATTATCATACTTTAAATAAAATTAAACTTGAGATTGATAGACAAATCACTAGTGTTAAAGATCATATTTGCTATGGGGTTGATTCGGTTGAAAAATTAATGTATGCTCGGGGCAGACTCAGCGCTTTAGAAACGCTGCTTCAGGATATTAAAAACCTGCAAAA